AGTTAACCCTGTATCTATAAGAGCCGTGCTTGAACTTTGAACTGTTGTGCTAGTGCTTGCATAGACTACTTGCAACACTGAGCCTGTGGGTAACGTAGTCGTACCCTGACTCTTCAAGTCTAAGGTCTTACCTGCTGCAATCTTAATCACCTCACCCGTAGGTGCGGATAGTTCTTTAAGCGTTAACGTACTCATACGATACTCCAAGTGCCATTTAAAATTATTGTGTTACCATCAGCAATCGTTATCGGACCTGCGCTCATACCATTAGTATTGGCTGGTATTGTTATGTTCTCACTGATAGTGTTGGCATTGGTTCTTATGATTGAGTTAGTGCCTAAACTTGGACCACCTTCTGCTGCTGATATTGACTTGTATAAAGAATTACTTTGAGCCTGAGTATAATGATTAGCAACTGAAAAATCATTAAAAGTTAATATAACTATCTCACTACCTGTGGCAGCACCTGTAGCTAAAACTACACTAGTACCGTTAGTTGCAGTGTAATCACTTTCATCTAAGGTAACACCATTCAAGGTTACAATAATATTAAATGCTATATAAGCTAATGTATTACTATTGGAATCTGCACCTGTGAATGTAGTCTGGTTATTTGTTGCTACAAACTTATACTTTGCTAATGCTGCTTGTACTGATGCAAACCCATCGACATGGCCTATATAAGACATAAATTATCTCCTTAAGCAATTTCTAGAACACTTGCAAATACTTCAAGATCACCTGCAACTGATGCAGTTAATCCAAGAATATCTCCAGCTTCTAAGTTAATAGGTTTATCCAGAACTAAAGTAGAGTCTGCTGGCACAGGGACTGTTTTACAAATGTGCCGATAGGTTGAGCCACCATCTATTGTAACCTCTACTGTTACGTTAGCATCGTTTACTCCGTCAATATTAGAGATGTATAGTGCATGTATAACTGACTGAGTGTTAGCTGGTGCTGTGTATAATGTTGTGCGTGACGTACCAATTGCCACACCTGCATTCTTAAATGTATTTGCCATTGTTGGTTAACCTCCTAAGGCTATTGCCATTGCTACCGAGGTACCAATAGGATCATATACTGTTGCTAAATTATTAACTGAAGTCGTTGTTGCTTTAGCATCTAACGCTGCCTGTAATCCAGTAACAACAGATATAGCATGATTTGATGGGTGCGAATAGTTGTTAGCATTGTCTGCAATATTAGATAGTTTAGTAAACTGTGAATCAGTGAAAGCGTTAGTCTCAGCTTGATAAGCAGTTTTAATCTGTGAACCAGTTTGATCTGCAGTAGCACTGGTTTCAATATTAGATAGTTTAGTAAACTGTGAATCAGTGAAAGCGTTAGTCTCAGCTTGATAAGCAGTTTTAATCTGTGAACCAGTTTGATCTGCAGTAGCGTTGGTTTCAACAGTGTCTAGTTTAGTACCATCTACAGATACATCACGACCATCAAAAGTACTGTTAGTGGTAACAGCACCTGTCATTACACCACCACTTAACGATAGCTTAGATGCAAGGGCTGCAGTAGCTGCGTTAGCAGATGTTGTTGCTGAGTTAGCAGAGTTAGTTGCTTGTGCAGCTGATTGACCTGCGCTTGTATTTGAGTCAGAAGCACTATTAGCTGCTGCTGTTGCTGAGTTACCAGAGGCAGTTGCAGAATTAGCGGATGCAGTAGCTGATCCAGCTGAGTTGTTTGCTTGAGTGGTTGCAGTATTAGCACCAGATGTTGCAGTAGCTTCAGGGTTTTCCCAAGCTGAACCATTATAAAACTTAGTGTTGTTTAGTGAACTGTTAAAGTAAACAGCACCTGTTAACAAAGAGTTACCATCGTTATCTACTGTTGGGTCTGATGATTTAGTACCTAAGTACCTGTCATCAAATGTATCATACAATGTTACGATAGCTGCTCTATCAGCTGCAGTGGCGACTCGGTCTAACCCGGTTTGAACTTTGTCTGCTTCTGCAAGAACTACATCTGCATGTGTCAACACCACATCAGCATGAGTTAAGACTACGTCTGCATTGGTCAATACAACATCAGCGTTTGTAGACACTAATCTTGCTGCTGCATTTGCAGCTGACAAAGCTGCTGCAACTTTAGACAAGTTAGCTGCGCCAGCTGCTGTTAATGAAGATGCAAGTTCACTTGTTGTTTCACTTCTAAAAGAACCACCTTCGGCTCCGTTGTTTACTAACCCAGCACCCGAAGCGCTAGGAGAATATGTAATAGCCATCTATGTGGTCCCCTTATAGTAACTCAGACACTTGGTAAGTGGCTGCATTAGAAGCACCAGAAACCCTACGTTTCTTCTCTTCACTATTTAATTCGTTGATACCTGCCATTTGTTTATTAAGGTATTTAGCTGCTTGGTCATCACTACCTAGGTATTCAAAGGCGTGATGCAATGCACCCCATAAAAGAATACGTTCGTTCTCATCACGTAACCAGTTAGAAACTTCGTTACCTATGTAGTATGCTCCTCCAATCTGAACAGCACCTGATACACCTGAGTTAGATGAAGTAGTATTGCCAGCATCTATGTTAGCTTGACTGACAACATATGTAGAATCCATATCAAACAATCTACGATAATAATGTATTTCGTATATGTCTCCTACCGAAGCTGCAGGGTGGAACAATAACTCAGACCCTTTACGGGTAAATGAACCATGTTCTTTTGTTGTGTGTTTATCTGTGAAAGACCTAAGGTCTAATTTATTATCAAAGACTAACGAGTTACCTGCGCTGTCTTTCACTTGAAACATAAGTATCTCAGTAACATCTGGTGGAATCTGAAGAGATGTTTCACCAGCAGTTGTGATTGCTGCATACTGATGTGTAAACTCCAAAGGAGGGATGCGTAGTTCTCTGTAACATAAGTCTGCAGAGTAATCAATAAAATCAGCAACTAGCGAATCCGATAACACGGAGCTGTCCCTGTTTGCCCAATCGCGTACCTTGGCGACTAATGCAGTATACTTTGGAGTTGACATTTATTATATCCTCTTTAGTATCTCCGAGACTGACCATGCGTAAGCAGATCTGGGTACTCTGAGATTATAATCTTTTTAAGTCTTGCAACTAATGGTTTATCACTCATAAAGTCTTGAGCATTAATGTCAATCTTATGATTGGTGAGTATGTCTATTGCAACAATATCTGGTATCACTGCAAATGATCTGTAGTGACTAGCTGCACCAGAAGCATCATAGATGTCTCTAGATTCTTTTGCGTAGTCACGGTATGCACTAACGTCTTGAGATAAAGAAAAGTTACTTAAATCTGTTTCTACGTTAAAGCTGTGTTTGTTATCTTCCTGAGATTTAAAGCCCATGAGATGGTGTCCTCCTGAAAAAAGAGGGGTCCCTTTGGAGGACCCCTTTGTATAGCTTAGTGGTTAACCAAGCAAACCAACGATCAATCCACAACCTGAGGGGTTGCGAACTTCTAGCGAACATTCTTCTACGATCTGACCAATGGTGCTGTCACCTGCCTGACCTACTTCAGTCTCATGTAGAGCACGAAGGGTAGCAATGTTGTACCATTGTGGATCATAAACTAATGCAGAGTAATCCTTAGAACTAGTAGTGGCGTTACCAGATGTGTTATGAGCCAAGCCCATAATGTAGTTAGGTACGATCTTAATAGTTCCAAAGTCACTGTCATACATTTCAACTGATTGGCGAAGCTTACCAGTGTCATCAATGTTACGAGATACGTTAGATCCAGCAGCTTGAGCTTTTGCAGAGAACTTACGCTTGTTAGCAGGTGAAGTCATCATGACAGTGGCTTTACCACCTTCCTGATAAATAGTCTGCATTGCGTCATCAACGTTGCTCAATTCAAGAGCAAGCAAGTTACCATCATTAGTACCACGTACGATAACACCACAAGTACCAGCACCTGTAGCACTAGGTGCAGTGTATGCAGATCCATCAGCCTTACCAGCATTAACAACGTTAACATTGGTGAAAGCTTGGTAACCACCCATCTTACGAGTGCCTGAGCCATTTGAAGAGTTCCAAGAGTGGACCAAGTCATGCTCAACATCACGTCGAAGTTCAGTACCACGCTTCTTCAACTGGTAAGCATACTCGTCTGCAACGCCAGCTTGATCAACTGCGCGCTTAGAACCAGATACTTCAACAGTCTTAGAGTTGATCTGAGTGTAGTTACCCAAGCGAGTACGCATAGGCTCTGCAGTTTGAGCTGCATGAGTAGTGGAGTAAGAAGAACCTTCAGCCACTTGGTTAGAACCGGGTGCTGCTAATTCATCAGTAGTCCATTCGTGTAGGATTCCTTTAGACTTAGTCTTGCCGATAGATGAATAAAATGGAGTGTCATCACGTGTGATCATAGTAATAAAATTAGCTAAGTCTTCACGTTCAGATACACCTAAACTAGTAGTTCCAGCTGCCGCTTTTGGACCGCCTGTTGCGAAATTACGTCCTGCCATGTTAAATATTCCTTATAAATAAAAAGTAAAAAGTTAAGGATTAGCGGAACTTGGATAGATTCTTTAAGAATGCTAACTGATCATTCTCTGAACCTTCACCTGTAAGAACTTTATTACGAACTGTAGAATCTTTTTTTGCTTGTTTTGACGTACGACTAAGACCTTTCTTAACTGGGGCTGATTTAGCTTTAGGCGTTGCCTTACGCTTAACAGATCCCTTAGTTATCTTTTGTTTTAGCTTTCGGTAATCATCAATAAACTTAACAACAGTTGCATCAGTGACGAGAGACATCATCTCTTGGGGGATACCTTCATCCAATGCAAACTGATTGATAGCATCTGCGTCATCAATAAACGATGGCACAAGTGTAGCAATATCTTCATTAAATTTAGCTGCAAGTATTTCTTGATGTTGGGAGAACTCTAGTTGTTGTTTCTCCTGAACAGCTTGCGCAACACCTTCACGTTTCTTTCGAGCGTTCCAGTATGCATCTTGTGCAGTTTCGCGTTGATCTTTCAGTTCTGTGATTTCATAAGTGCTACCCTCTTTACGGGCTTCCTTAATCTTATCATCAAAGCTATGGTACTCAGCTGCAAGTTCATTTTCTTCACCTTGAAGTTGTTCTTGCAGTAATGCAGCCATGCCTGTTAGTTCTTGAAGTTTGCTACTTTGTTCAGTCTCAAACTCCTTACGTTGTTCACTAATCTTGTTTCCCTTTTTAGACAAGCTTTGATCTGTTGCATAACCTTTACGGAGTTCTTCAAGAGTTAAGTGTTGCTCAACCCCATCAATCTTAACTGGAACTTTATAATCCCAATCAATATCCTCTTCGGTCAGTAAGTCGGTGTCTTGGGCAGATTCATCATCATCCTCTTCACCTTCTTCTTCATTTGAAGTGTCATCTTCTTGATCTAGTGTATCGTCTTCCTCTGTATCGTCTTCAGTGGGAACTTCATCTACAGAATCTTCCGGGTCACTTTCTACAGAGTCTTCTGGTAGATCATCCTCGATACCAAGATGTTTAGCCATAGGCCCCATCGGTACTGGAATGTCATCAAAACTTTGTGGTTGTTGACCAGCATTGAAAGCAGAGTCATCTCCTGTGGAGGTAGACGCTGGAATGTTTTCGTTGCTCATAATTTGTTATCCCTTATAGTCCTCATTTACTTTCTTTCTTTTTTACAGCATGTACCTTAGGTGCGTTATCCGCATGTCCTTTGATTTTAGCTTGTACAAATACGAGTGCAGATGACATTGCTTGCAGGGTACCAGCATGTAATCGACTTTTCTCGTTGCCCTTGCCCATCTCTCTGACTAAGGATACTTGTGATCTAATCAGATCGAACTCAGCTTTTTCTAGTTCGTCTAATGTATTAGTTGGAATCATTATCTTGTTCCTCATCTTCTAAATGTGATTGGTCAATAAATTCTTGGTTGAAACCAAAGGTCTCTATTTGAATCAATCGTTCTTTTACTGAGCCTAAGCCCATAGCTACATGATATAAATACTCTCGCTCTTTAGTGCAGTGAGCTTCAGTGTTTAACCATTTAATAAATAAATCTGAAAGTATGTCACCATACGCTTCCGTAAAGAACTCATCTCTTTCTTTCTTAGAAAAGACAGCTTTAGCTAAGGATGTCCTAGCGTCAGCAAAAGGTCCGGGTCTATAGGATCCATCAGATTGAAGTTGCGGCTTGACCTTCTTGTCAATACCAGTTTTATACTTCTGCATTTTATGTTTCTCTTATACTGAGTTAAGTGGGGGTCTTTATTTAAAGCTGAGACCCCAACAGCTTAGATACAGGATCACCCCCTATCCTAGTACCTCAGAAGGACCCATAGTTTGGGGTTCTTGTGGGGCAGTTAGGTTGGATGCATCTGATGCTCCAGCAGTTGTAACCATAACATCAGCTACAAGTCCTTGTGCTTTTGCGTACAGTACATCTATGTTAGTTCTAAGTGGCATGGCTTGCTGTTCCTTTCCAGCTTGTAAGGCTAACTTGGACCATTCTTGTTCTGACTTATCTAGTGCAACCATAAGTTGTTTAAGATTATCTTGAATGGCGTTCTGGGCTTGTACGTTTGTAAAGTCAATGTTAGCTTGTTGTAAATCTAATTCTAACTTTTGATTCAACTCTTTGAGCTTCTCGGCTTTAGCCTTAGCTTCTTGATCTTTCTTTTGACCTTCTTCTGCTTTCTTTTTAAAATCATCTGTATTTATATCAATCATATAATCAAGAGGATCTAAACCTAAAGCATCAAACGCTTGGACTGCAATAGTTGCAGCAGCAGTTGGAGCTACAACAGCACCTGCACCAGCGTCCCGAAGGGCTGGCAGGATTTGTTGACCTATCATTTGTAACTTTTGTAACTGAGTCTGATTACTGGCATCTCCAACATCTGCTTCTACAGACATATATTCCACACCGGGTAAATCGTTTATTAACACATCGAGATACCGTTGATTACCAGTGTAGTCTCCTACAGACCCACCACGCATTTCTTTTCGCATTGTACGGTAGATACCTTCAAGGAGTTCCCGTCCACCAGTTTCCATGAATCTACGAGCGATAAATTGTATACGTAGTTGTGCAGCTGACTGCACTTGTGACACCTTAGCTTCTGAGTTTCCAGACACATATAAGGCATCGTTAAGACCTTGGGCTGCTTTAGACAGACCCGTGGCTTGTTCCTTGTGACCCTGTAAGAACTGAAGTAGTGGTACAGTTCCTGTTGATATTTGCTCTGGGGGTAACGATGCAACTGCACCTTGTGGGTTACCATTAGAAGCAATGATCTGCTTGGGCTTCATGTTTTGTAAAGCAGAGAAGTCTACTACATTGGGATCTGCAATCTTAGGTGCATAGTTTGTTAAGTATGTATTCTCAACAAAGCCACGTAAGATAGCTGTAGATGCTAATGTAGAAGGACGAACCATATCTGACATAGATAAACCTTCAAGTTCGAAAGGTATTTCGAATGGTGTGAAGGTTGCTACTTGGATATGATCTGCATCTTCTTCTTCTAGTATAGTGTCCCCTACACGTACAATATACTTTAGTTCAGCTATGCCATCACCGTCACGATCTACATATACCCAACAGCGGAGTATAACAGCAGACTCTGTGGCTTCTAGTTGATTGTCATCACCTGAACCTAACAACAAGGTTGTTCCGATAGCTTGCTTACGTGCAAGTGCATCTGTGTTGAGTTCAGTGGCGTAGTGCACACCTGTCTCTACAGTTGACCAATCAACACTTTCAGCCTGTTCAGGCCAACGTTCTCTGATTTCGGATCTTGTCATTTCTTCTTCAAAACCTACAAAGGATGCATCGTGTATACCTGTGGCCCCTCTACCGACTCTTAGAGACTCAGGTGGTACTGCCGACACAACAACTTTGTTGGTAACTTTTGTACGTTTAAGTCGTACATCAAGGTAGTTACCTGTTTGTTCATCTAAATAGATATCACCTGTTGGTGTAATCTCTGGGTCTGAAAGTAAGACATCAAGTGCCGTGCTTTCAATTGTCTCGTACTCTTCAAAAGATATCTTTTCTTCTGCTGCATATGTCCATGTTACGGCTGATAGCTTCCACATCAAGGCTGATTTAAGCCATGTGTTAAGTACTGACCAACCCCTGTTCTTAGAGAACAAACAATGGTTTAGTAGCTCAGATGCTGCAGTAGCTTTGTGGTATGCCATTGGAGTACGGTCATAAGACTTAAACTTAGCAAGCTTATTGTTATCAAACAGTAGCTCAGAAAGAACTGCAGTGTAACCTTCAATTGCTTCAACTGTATCTGACGACACAATACGAGATACACCCTGTGGCTTTAAATGGCCTTGAGGTATCATCGCGTATTCATAGG